TGCGGCCGATTCAGTTAAACCCCGACCAACAGATCCATTACAAGCACAAGCCTGGGATGCAAAATACGCAAGTGGTTGGAACGCTGATGGATCAAGTAAACAATCGGGAACTGGGGATCAACCACAAAACTCAACACGTCCAGGAATGGATCCTAAAGGTAAGCCGGAAGTCTATGACAGGCAAAAACAATTGGCTGATTTGGGCGCAACGAATAAAGACGGTACAAAGTTAAAAACAGACGGTATCACAGGCGACGACACTCGAAAAGCTGAAAAGGAATTTGGCTATCTGATTATTGATCCTAAAACTAAAATTACCGTAAATGGTACTACTCGACCTGTAAATCCAGCAGATATTAAAAATATTCCAACTTGGATTAAAGCAGTAAAAGAAAAAAGAAAAAAGATAGAAGAAGTTCCATTAGTGTATATGGATATTGTCAAAAAACAATTATCGATAAAAGAATCTTATAATACAACTGGACAGATGTATAACGAAGATCAAACTTTGGCACGTATTATACAGTTATCAAGATAATCGAGTAAAATACTCACATTTCAAGCAAGATTTCTCTTGCTCTTATAAATAAAAGTGCGTACAATAACATGTATGCACTTTTTGTTTTATCAAGGTTGGTAAAACAATATTAGGCACATAAAGCAAACAAAGGCTATTAATAGGAGAACAATTATGGCATCTTTAGCAGAAATCAGAGCAAAGCTCAAGGCAGCAGAATCGAAAGGTTCAGACAATCAACGTTCAGGTGGAGATAAATCAATTTATCCATTCTGGAATCTCAAAGAAGGTGGTGAGTCCACACTTCGTTTCTTACCAGACGGTAACCAAGACAACACATTTTTCTGGGTAGAACGTGCAATGATCAAATTGCCATTCGCCGGAATCAAAGGTGAGTCAGAATCCAAACCAGTAACAGTACAAGTTCCATGCGTAGAAATGTATGGCGACACTTGCCCAATCTTGGCAGAAGTACGTGGTTGGTTTAAAGATCCAGCATTAGAAGACATGGGTCGTAAATACTGGAAGAAACGCAGTTACATTTTCCAAGGGTTTGTTGTTGAAGACGGACTTGGCGAGAAAACTGAAGACCAACCAGAAAATCCAATTCGCCGTTTTATCATCGGCCCTCAAATCTTTACATCAATTCGCGCGGCACTTGTTGACCCAGAGTTGGAAGATTTGCCAACTGACTTCATCCACGGTTTAGATTATCGTATGAAGAAAGGTAGCAAGGGCGGATACGCAGACTACTCAACTTCAAGTTGGGCACGTCGTGAGCGTCCACTAAATGATACAGAACAAGCGGCAATCAAAGACCATGGCTTGTTTAACTTGTCCGACTTCCTTCCTAAGAAGCCAGGCGAAGTTGAGTTGAAAGTTATGAAAGAAATGTTTGAAGCATCAGTTGACGGCGAACCATATGACATGGAACGTTGGGGTCAATATTTCAAACCAGCAGGAATGAGCCAAAACACCGGCGATCCTGTTAAGTCAACTCCAAAGGCCGCACCTGCTCCAGCGGCATCACATGATGAAGATGACACACCTGCTCCAGTAGCAAAAGCGGCTCCAGCACCAGCAAGTGCTCCAGCGGCAGAAGGTGGCGACTCACGTGCCCAAGATATCTTGGCAATGATTCGCAATCGTCAAAAGCAATAAAAATACGGCTTGGGCCTCTGCGACTTAGTCGTACGCCCGAGTTATCATCTATTAGGAGAATAAAATGGCAACAGCAAAATCAGTAAAGTCATTTGGAGACAAATTGACTAAGGTAAATGAGTCGTTTACAATCAACATGTACGACAATGGCTTCATGGTAGAAGCAGGTGGACGCAACAAGAAAGGCGATTATGTCAATGCCAAGATCTTGTGTAACACATTAGACGAAGTTGTTTCACTAGTGCGTGAAGCATGTGAAATGGACAGGGACGTTTAATATGGCAACTAAAGCGTTCGATTTATCAAAGTTTAGAAAAACTTTGACCAAGTCAATCGACGGGCTTGGTGTTGGATTTAACGATCCAACAGATTGGGTCAGCACAGGCAACTATACGCTTAACTATCTAATCAGCGGAGACTTTAATAAAGGTATTCCTTTAGGTAAGGTAACAGTATTTGCTGGCGAGTCTGGTGCAGGTAAGAGTTTTATCTGCTCGGGTAACCTAGTGCGCAACGCACAAGCACAGGGCATTTATGTTATCTTAATTGATACAGAAAATGCGCTAGACGAAACATGGTTACATGCACTTGGTGTAGATACTAGCGAAGACAAACTGCTTAAACTCAACATGGCAATGATTGATGATGTGGCTAAAACCATTCATGAATTCATGAAAGAGTACAAAGAAATGACAGAACGTCCTAAGGTCTTATTTGTCATAGACTCATTGGGTATGTTGCTTACCCCTACTGACATTAACCAGTTCCAAGCTGGTGATATGAAAGGAGACATGGGCCGTAAACCTAAAGCACTTACCAGTTTAGTGCGTAACTGTGTTAACATGTTTGGTAGTTATAATGTAGGTATGGTTTGTACAAATCACACGTATGCGTCACAGGACATGTTCGATCCAGACGATAAGATTAGCGGCGGACAAGGCTTTGTCTATGCGTCTAGTATTGTTGTTGCTATGAAAAAACTCAAACTCAAAGAGGATGAAGATGGCAATAAAGTATCGGATGTAATGGGTATTCGTGCAAGCTGTAAGATTATGAAAACTCGTTATAGCAAACCTTTTGAAACTGTACAAATTAAAATTCCGTATGAAACAGGTATGAATCCTTATTCAGGAATGGTCGATATGTGCGAGAAAGCCGGTTTGCTAAAACAAGAAGGTAATCGACTCAAGTGGATTGATCCAGAGACTGGTGAGGAATTCAAATTCTACCGAAAAGAATGGAAAGATGATAAATTAGATATGATAATGGCAAAATTCCATATCAAACCCGAAATAACAACAACCATTCCAGAGGAGACGGACGAAAATGTTGAATGAAACACAAATTGCTGACGTATGGGTACTGTTTAGTGAGTTTATCGATAAAAAGAATTTAGAAGCAGTAGCTGAACGCTATGTTGATCTATTAGCAGATTTTGGAACACAAGATCGTGTGCTAGAAGGCGCAACTGGAGTCGACGGCATTCTAGATTCGGCGATTGAATACTACCTAGACGAAGAATCCGACGAAGACGAAGACGATTATAAAGAACTGGAATAATATACATGTGGTATTCTAAGATTAGCAAAGACATTTCTTTTATACCCGATGCCGTGGCCCATTTTGAAGCAGAATTGAACCAGGCACGGCAAGACGTGAAAATTGTCGGTAATATCGAACGAGCAAGCGCAAGCATGCCGGGCATTGTTGAAGAAAGATTTTCACAACTACAGGAAATTGAAGCTATCTTAGAATATCTTAACATTGAATTAAGAAGGCTCCGTAGTCAACACTTTAGAAAATATCTCGAGAACTATCAACGAGCACTTTCGTCGAAAGATTGTGAAAAATATGTAGATGGTGAATCGGATGTTGTTGACTTTGAAAAAATTATCAACGAATTTGCACTACTTAGAAACAAATGGCTTGGCATTACTAAGGCATTAGATATTAAGCAATGGCAACTATCAAATGTAATTAAACTCCGTACAGCTGGCATGGAAGACGCCACACTTTAATCATATCAATCTTCCCAAAAGGTGCTTAGGCACCTTTAAATATTTATAGAGGTTGACTTTTAAGACCTGCTACTGTATACTAATACTATGACGACCATTGATAACCTACTTACTAAAATTAGCGATAACGGACTTGAGAAATTTTCGAATTTTATCAACAAGAAAGATTTAAAAGTATTAAAGAGTCTTAGTACAAGCGTTTGCTTGCCTAGTTTTATCACAGAAAATCAAGGTAAGTTACTACATAAGATTTTATATGAATACAGATTACAACTAAGAGATGTCGAGTCTGACATAATAGAAATCTTAGAAAATAATTTATGGTCTCGGCCATTTAGAATTATCGAAAATATTAGAAAAATCTTTCTGACCAAAAATGTCGATGAAGAATCAGTTATAGCAGTGGAATTTACCCATAATACTCGCATACGTGATGTACTGCATCACATATCAACTGGAGAGTTTGGTCAAATTGCAAAAATATCTAACAACCGCTGGCACTATGCATTGACCGAAAAGAACGTTGTATGCTTGATCGAGTCGCTAAAATCATATCGGTTTGAAGTTGACCAGAAAATCACTAATTTTTACGAAATTATTAAAAAATACGAAATTTCCGATATCAAGGCAAATTATACTTTCGAAGAGATTTTACCAACTAATCTAAAAATAACTTTAGAAAAAGAATGCGGGCCTCTCGATCTTATCAACGAAACAATGCGTCAGGATCGTAGTATACGTTACCAATATTTTGTGAAAAATCCACCGAAAAAATACGGAAATTTGTCGGATTTAATAGTACACAGATCTAGTACAAAGATTTGGATCAACAGCAGTTTGCACGATTTAACAGAATTAGTAGCAACATTAAAATCGATTGATCGACTGCCGATACTGGTTGTATTTGACTCTAACAACAGCAATGACTATGTGAAAAATCTCCAGAATTTTTCAGATTCTATGGAAAAAAATGGAATCACAGACAACATTGGAATTTATTTTAGACTCGAAAATACCGACACTGGCAAGGAATTTAATAATCTAATAAAAGACAAGCAATACAATAGTCCGTTGACTGCTGACACACAAGTAGCCTGTGTACAGACTGGAAAATTACCAAAATTTTTCCTAAAAGATTGCGATTGGGCGGCGAAAAGTGTTATAGTGTTAGGTACTAGTTTGCGTCATAGTAAGACAGCAATTTACAGTAACCGGTGTGATTTAATTATTAGTCACGCGGAAAAAGAAAGCATTATAGAGGCAAAAGCTAACACATGGCGATCGTAAAATTAGTCATAAAAGATGAGGTTAATATCAAGATAGAAGGGCTTGAGTTAGATGCACGAAAGAAGTTAGCAAATGCATTTAAATTTTTTGCACCCTACGCTAGATATCATCCTGCATATAAATTAGGCCGATGGGATGGTACAGTAAGTTTATTCGGACTCGGTGGCAACGGCTATTTGAATCAGCTAGAAAAAGTCTTGCAAATACTCAACGGTATGGGTATTTCGCTGGAAGAAGTAGAGGATCTAAGAGAACCGATTAAGCTGGCCTTTCCGGAAGTTACAGAAGATTTCTGGGGAGATAGATGTTGGCCAATTGGACATCAAAAAGAAGGCGAGCCTATTCGACTACGAGATTATCAACTAGATGTAATTAACAATTTTCTTAAAAATCCACAGGCATTGCAAGAAGTTGCGACTGGCGCAGGTAAGACTATTATCACCGCGACTTTAAGTAAGTTATGCGAGTCGTTCGGTAGAACTATTACCATTGTACCTAACAAGTCGCTAGTTGAACAGACCGAAGAAGATTTTATTAATTGCGGATTGGACGTTGGTGTTTATTACGGTGATCGCAAAGATTTAAACAAAACTCACACAATTTGTACTTGGCAAAGTCTTAATATACTTGATAAGAAAAGTAAAAATCAAGAACATGATATTGTAACATTGGCAGAATTTCTCGATGGCGTTAAGACTGTCATTGTCGACGAAGTTCACATGGCCAAAGCGGAAGTATTGAAAAATCTACTTACACAAAACTTGTGTAATGCGCCAATTCGCTGGGGACTAACAGGAACAGTTCCTAAAGAAGCACACGAGTTTGAAGCTATCTTTGCAAGTCTTGGTCCGGTAATTCACAGTATACAAGCACACGAATTACAAACTAAAGGTGTGCTAAGTGACTGTCATGTTAAAGTAGTGCAGTTAATGGATGTGAAAGAATTCAGTAGTTATCCAGAAGAATTAAAGTATCTTGTCACCGATGAGGACAGGATGATTTATATCAGTAATTTAATAAAGACAATATCACAATCAGGCAATACATTAGTTCTAGTTAATAGAATTGATTCAGGCAAATTTTTAATAAACGAAATACCAGAGGCTGTGTTTATCTCAGGCGAGGTTAAGACTAAAGACCGGAAAGAAGAATATGACGAAATTAAAACAAGTGATAACAAGATTATTGTGGCGACTTTTGGTGTGGCCGCTGTTGGTATTAATATCCCTAGGATTTTTAATATGGTTCTTCTTGAGCCCGGAAAGAGCTTTGTCAGAGTTATACAGAGTATTGGGCGAGGCATTAGAAAAGCAGAGGACAAAGACTTTGTCCAGATCTGGGACATTACGTCCACATGTAAGTATGCCAAACGACATCTTACAGAAAGAAAGAAATTTTACAAGGAAGCCAAATATCCGTTTACGTTAGAAAAAACGGATTGGCAAAAATAAGGAATTATGCAAATATTAACGTTAGAAAATAAAACATTTTTACTGGATAATCTCCCAGATGAAGTAGACGAAGATTGTAGATTCGCTGTGCTAGATAACAGTGATCCTAAAGAACCTGATTTCTTTTTTATGCCTTTGATATTTCTAGAATCATTTAATGCGCCAGCAATGGTGCTTAATATAGGCGGACAGCAAGTTACCATGCCCATTGATTGGCACATAGCTGTAGGAGATAGTTCGAGTGGTTGTGATATTGAAATATTGCCCTTGACCAGTTTAAATGACAGAGGGTTTGAAGCATTAGTCTTTAATCCGTTAAGTAGTTTTAGAGTAGAATTTAAGAAAATAGAAATTGTAAATTTTTATAACGATGTTAAGTGGTATTTTCCAAAGATGAAAAATAATCAGTTATTGGCAACTCCTTTATCGCACGGAGACAAGCCGGACTGTGCATATTTTGTCAAAGAAATTAGCAGACAAAGTGAAATAATCGAGTTGAGTAAAATATTATGACATTAAAAGTAGCCTACTTCCAACCAGTCATCTTAGCAATAGATGATGTTCCTCCTGTAGAATTTAGTAAAATTTATTCTGTGACAGAATTGTTACATTCTCACCCGGAATTAAATGATAGTGGTAATCCGGCGATTAGTATTCGTGGTGGACAACAAATACAAGTATATCCTAATAAAATAGAACTAGATGTTGCATGGTTAGTTTCATTCCTAGAAAATATATGCCAAGGATACATTGAACTTATAAAAAGTCAAAGTGGCGCAGAAGAATTAGACTATGTCAAACCGATGGTAACTAGCATCTGGACCATACGACAGTTTCCCGGAGAATATCAAGAATTACATACACATCCGGGTGGAAACATTAGCGGAAATATCTATGTTAGTGCTCCGGAATTAGACGAAATTAACAGTACACCTAGTGATAGTAAATTGTTATTTAGAATGCCGCAAACCAAAGACATTGGTAAATTTATCATGAACGACACTTGGAAATATAATCCAACTCCCGGTACTGTGGTATTATTTCCAAGCTATTTGCCGCATACTGTGTATCCATGGAAAGGAACGGGCCATCGTACTGTTCTGGCATTTGATGCAAGATTAGTACCAAAGGAATAATAATGGGTAGTCTTAAACCTGGCGCAACTTATATCTACGAACGGGCAAATGGCGTGACCTATGCTCGAGAATTTGGTTCAATCGAACGAAAGGCAATCGGTTGGGATGCAAATGTCGGCCAAGCGGCAATTGACGAAATGTGGCGGGATATTCGGTTCCAAGCACATACCAATCCTGCTTTACAAAAGGCTCTGGATCGTGTTATAATAATATATAGACTAAGCAAGGACAAACTTCGTGAGTGAAAAAGTTGAACTAAAAGAAAAGATTTTAGCAGTGGACCAGAATGTTCGAGAGCTATGGGATGCCATGGATGCAGAACAACAAAAGAGTCTAAAAAGTGAATTCTTTATTTTAAATAGATACATTAGCAGTGCCAAAGGTGCGTCAAGACAGCAACAAGAACATTTTGTATTAACTGTCAACGAATATTTTAATAAAAACTGGAATATATTACAAAAGCATCCTAAACTCTTATGGCAACTTTTGTGTATGTGTAGTTATGATGGTAAAACTAAGTTTTATCACGAGTGGATGGGTTTTAAAAAGAAAACAGGTAACAGTAAAAAGTCAAAATTTTTAATGGAACTGTATCCTAGTAGAAAACTAGACGAATGCGATTTACTTGCAAATTTAATGACAGAAAAAGAAATCATTGAATTAGCGGTTGATTATGGAATGGATGAGGCATCAGTTAAGAAACAATTAAGATGATAGTGGACGTAGCTACATTTACTTGTCAATATTGCGGCAATAAGTTTCAAAAAGAAAAAACACTTGCCGTGCATCTGTGCGAGCAAAAACGTAGAGCGTTAGCTAAAACCGAAAAACATGTAGTATTGGGCTATGACACTTTTAATCGGTTTTTTAAAATGAGCCAAAACAGCAAAGGTAATAAAACATATGACGAATTTGCAAAGAGCCCGTACTATAATGCTTTCGTTAAGTTTGGCAGTTTCGTTAGCAATGTTAACCCTTTATATCCTGATAAATTTATCGATTATGTTATTACGAGCGGTGTCAAACTAGATCACTGGTGCAGGGACGAACTCTATGAAAAATACGTGTTAGATCTTATTAAATCAGAACAAGTAGAAACAGCCTTACAAAGAAGCATTGGGCATATGATGTCGTGGGCTGACGAACATAATGCACAGTGGAGTCACTATTTTAATTATGTTAGTTTAAGTCGTGCTAGTTTTGATATAAGGGATGGAAAAATAAGTCCGTGGGTTTTGCTAAACTGTACTAGCGGTAAAACCATGCTAAGTAAATTTAGCGATGAACAGCTGGCTAGTATTGCAACAATTATAGATCCACAATTTTGGATGCGTAAATTTAAACAGCATCCAGCTGACATTGTATTTGTAAGACAAGTAATTAAGGAATCGGGATTATGAAAACTAGAATTTTGCAAGACGGCAGAATTGTTGAAGAACTAGAAGTTGCTAGACAACTATGGATAAAAACTAGATGTCCTGATAAATGGTTATTGATCGATATGGAAACAGGCGAGCAATACCAAGGCCGCACAACAGAAGGAACTCAACAGTGGGAAAAGATCGATGCTATTGAGTGGAAACGGGTGGATTACTAATGCCAGATATTGATATAGACTTCTTAGATCGAACAGATGCTTTAAATATTTTAAAGCATGTACCGGCATCTATTGAAGATAATGGAACTTTTAAAAAGCATAATACCGGTGTATATTGTACTACTATTCCGTACAACCCTATTACAGGCATGAGCACTATAGATTATAAACAGGCAGAAGAACGTGGTTATTTTAAAATTGATTTTTTAAATGTAGGAATTTATAAAGGCGTAAGAAGCGAAGAGCATCTTAAACAACTTATGGAGACTGAACCATTGTGGGACTTACTAGAACAGGATGACTTTACCCAACTGCTATTCCATGTGAATGGGCATGGATCTATTCTACGACAAGCAAAGCCAAAGTCTATAGAGCAATTAGCGGCAGTATTAGCAATGATTAGACCGGCGAAACGCTATCTAATTGGGAAAGATTGGACTACGGTGATGTCGGAAGTATGGACGAAACCGGAAAATGACGAGTACTATTTTAAGAAAGCTCACGCAGTGGCTTATGCTATGGCTATCGTGGTGCAGATGAATTTAATCTGTGAAGGTATCAGTTATGAGTATGCTTAACGCACTTTACGTACCAACTGCACACTCTTGCGTTTCACACGTTTCATAGTCAGGTTCATTAAATTTACAACTGGGCCGAGTATGATACGTACATCTTTGCTATTGAATGTTTTAACGGCATATTGAAAGGGTAGTATCTGCACCCTACAAAATATATTAATAGGAAATTGCCGATTACTTTCCCACCACCAAGTTTCTCCTATCTGCAGGAAATCAGCTTTTTCTTCGGGTGTTTTAATAGCGTTTAAGTCATAAAAACTAGTAACGTATTGATCTTGATTAATCACAATACCAACGTATTCTTGTTCCCCGTAATTAATTACACTAATAAAAGGTAGGTTTTGTGTTATGTCGTCTCTTAATTTTGCCATAAATACTATTAAAGGGTCTTTGTCCAAATGCGTAAAATTTCAAGTTATTTATACTCTAATAGAATTGAACTATTAGCCGATTTGGCAGGATTTTCAGTGGAGAACCGAACCGTGTATCAAAGAACAGTTAAAATTTATAAGGGCGTTGATAACGTTCTGGAGTTCGACATTAAAAATGCCGATCAGAAACGATTAGACATAGCAATTAGTCCAGTCATCACTAGCATACAGTTAAATGTTATGGACTATGAGGGTAATAAATTACCTAACAGTCCTTATACAGTTAGCCCGTTAGCTACTACAACAGCTAGTGCTACTGGTGCCACAATACTTGCTACCAACGGCAAGGCTACCACAACAACTATTACGATTAATACATCAAGTGTAACTGGAACATTTTTACCAGCAAGTACATTAACTGTATCAGCTGGTATTAGTGGAACGGTTACTATATCTACAGTTACTACTGACATCGACTCTGCAACAACTACGTTGACTGTCACCTTCTTAAGCCAAACAGTTACAGCACGTACTGGAGTCACGCTATCTAGCACAACTGAGCCTATTAAAGGTATCGGCACTGCTACAATACTAGCAACAGATTTGGCCAGTATTGATCATCAATTTTTAAAATTTAGTGTAACTGCTACAAAAAGCGGTGTAGCCAATCCTATTGTCTTGTATGCAGATACGCAATTTGGTGCATTAGGAACTATAGAAGTTGTAGGTAGTGCGACACCTACATCACGAAGTGTACAGGTACTAGATTCGTTTACTGCCGATTTATCGTATAGTAGCCTTATCAATGAATACTTACATAGTAGCCCTGCACTAATCAAATACTATGAAGCTATTCCTACAACTAGCGCCAAATTAGATTTTGTGTTTTCTAGTTTGTCCGGAACCGTGATTATCGAAGCAACTGCCGATGCTACTATTAGTAGTGAAAGTTTTCCGGCTAACGGCAATCCAACTTATAATCCAGATGGTACACTTGCCGCAGTTCGAAGAGGCACTGTAATCGACACATTTGCTGTCACATCTAGCACAAACACATTGTCAAAAACTTATACAACTCTAAGCGGATATACGTATATTCGAGTAAGTTTCTTAAGATCTAGTACAGCAGTAAATGGAACTTGGATGCCCGGAACTGGCAATATCAAAACCGTTACAATAACGGCTCCTGCACCATAATACTTGACCTTTATTAACTAGCCTGTTATACTACTCTATATGAGTATAATCACGGACACATTAACAAACTACTTGCCTGCAAAACGTAAGGTAACTCCAAGCGGTTGGATAAGTTTTAATGCTGTGTGTTGTACTGACGACAGGGGCCGTGGCGGATTTATTGTTAATCAAGGCGATGCAGTAAGCTATCACTGTTTTAATTGTGGATTCAAATGTAGTTGGCAACCTGGCAGGCATATCAGCCAAAAAATGAATAAATTCATGCGGGATTTAAACATTCCCGATGACATTATCAGCCAACTAAGATTAGAAGCACTTAAATTTGAAGACAGCGGCAATGTTGAAATACGCAATATTATTCCTAAATTTGATGAACGTGCATTGCCTATGGATAGTGTTCCTATTGCGGACCTGTTGAACGATCCTCCGGAAAAACTAATACCAGTGCTAGAGTATATGGTTAATAGAAAAGTTTTCCCAGAAGATTTTCCTTTCTACTGGACTCCAAAAGTAGGATTTAGCAATAGACTTATTGTTCCGTTTTTATTTGAAAATAAGATTGTTGGCTATACTGCCCGCACAATTAATAGCGAAGCAAATCCAAAATACCTAAGCGAGCAACAGCCCGGGTATGTGTTCAATCTAGACAACCAACGGAATAATCGTGAACTCGTAATAGTAGCAGAAGGTCCGTTTGATGCGATAAGTATTGACGGATGTGCTTTACTAGGCGCTGAAATTAAAGACAGTCAAAATTGGTTACTTAAACAACTAAACAAAGAGATTGTCTTAGTACCAGACAAGGATAAAGCAGGCAAACAAACATTAGATCAGGCAGTAGAACTAGGATGGTCTATCAGCATGCCTGATTGGCCGGAAGGTGTCAAGGACATCAATGATGCTATAATCAAACTAGGAAAGTTAGCGACACTATACCTGATTATACAAGCTAAAGAATCAAACAGTCTTAAAATACAATTAAAAGCAAAGAAATGGTTTAAGGAGATGGAATGAAATTTATAAATTTTTTATTGTATCCTTATTTTGCAATAAGAGATCACTTGCGTTTTAAAAAGCGTTTAAAAGAATTGAGAGAACGGGATCCGTTCATTTACAAATGATCAGTTGGGGAATAAGCGCCAATAGTCACGATGCGGCAATAGCTGTGTTTGTCGACGAAAAATTAGTATTTGCTAGTCATAGCGAGCGTTATAGTGGCGTAAAGAATGATAGAGATCTGTGTAAAGAATTAGTTGCGGCGGCCAAACAAGTCGGTTATCCTGATAAAGTTTATTGGTATGAAAAACCTTTTAAAAAAACTTTAAGACAATTATTTGCAGGACAGGGCTGGAAACGACGTGATAATGATATTGAAATTTACATGGCTAGGCATGAAATAAGTGCGCCTGTAGAATATGTGGATCATCATTTAAGCCATGCCGCGGCTGGTTATTATACAAGCGGATTCGACGATGCATGTGTATTAGTCATCGATGCTATTGGCGAATTTGAAACTGTAACTATTTGGCAAGCTACTGGTACTAAACTTAAAAAGCTATGGAGTCAAAGTTATCCACATAGTTTAGGTTTATTTTATAGTGCTATGACTCAGCGTGTAGGTTTAAAACCTAATGAGGATGAATATATTCTTATGGGAATGGCCGCGTATGGCAATGATTCGTTAGTTAGTACGATCAAAGACGATTTTATCAGTTATGGTAAAAAGATTAAATTTAAACAAAATCTACATAGAGGGTGTACACAATGGCGACCCGAATTAACAGTAAAAGACAGCTTTGAAATAGCATACGCTACACAGATGGTGTACGAAGAAATGTTTTCTAATTTGTTAGAAACAGCTCAACGTTTAACTAACAGTAAAAATCTAGTTTTAATGGGCGGATGTGCGTTGAATTGTCTTGCTAACAGACTCACTGGTAGATGGTTTGATAAAACTTGGATTATGCCTAATCCAGGTGATGCTGGTAGTACAGTCGGTGCCGTGCTGGCTAATCATCCAGAATGGCGCATTGACCCTAAAGATTTTACACCGTTCTTAGGATACGACATGGGATACCGTGCAACCAACAAAGAAATTGTAGAGTATATTGTACAGAATAAAATATGTGGAGTTGCCAGAGGCCGCGCAGAATTCGGTCCTAGAGCATTAGGCAATAGAAGTCTACTGGCAGACCCTCGCGGCACTGATATAAAGGATCGAGTAAATGCAATTAAACAACGACAAGAATTTAGACCCTTTGCTCCGGCAATACTCGAAGAGCATGTTGACATGTACTTTGATATGCCTCGCGGTTGGGATAACAGTAGGTTTATGCAAGTGGTCGCTCGTTGTAGGCATCCTGACCACTATCCTGCCATTGTGCATCGTGATGGAACTTCACGTGTACAAACTGTACCGAACGATGGAAGCCCGTTTAGACAACTCTTAGAATTATGGTACAAAGAAACTGGATGCCCTATGCTACTTAATACCAGTCTAAATATTAAGGGAAAGCCCATGGTTAATAACCATGCAGATTCGAAAAACTTTGAACGCCATTATGGTGTTAAAGTGTTTAACTAGAGTATATAATAAAGTATGAGTGAAAAACAAGAAAAAGCAAGACAGAACGTTGACTATGGATATGATATTCAGCGTGTATATTTAGAAATGATGTTGGCAGATGCTGGTACTTTTGTGCGTTGCCAATCTATTTTTGACAGCAAACTATTTGATAGACGACTACAAGATGCGGCTGAATTCCTTACGAGATATGTTAGTGATAATAATGTATTGCCGACTCCGGACATTATCAATGCGGCTACTGGTAGCACATTAAAGGCCGCACAGGACTTACGTGAAGAACATTTTGAATGGCTGATGAATGACTTTGAAACGTTTACTCGACACAAAGGGCTTGAACGTGCTATTTTAGAAAGTGCAGACTTACTGGAAAAGGGTGAGTATGGTCCTGTAGAAGAAAAAATCAAACAAGCAGTACAAGTAGGATTGCAACGTGACATGGGTACTGATTATTTTAAAGATCCTCGTAGTCGATTGATGGCAATTAAAGATAAAAATGGGCAAATTTCCACAGGCTGGAAAAGCATTGATGACAAACTGTTTGGAGGATTCAATCGTGGTGAGCTTAATATTTGGGCTGGCGGCTCTGGTGCTGGTAAATCGTTATTCTTGGCTAATCTCGGAGTAAACTATGCATTATCTGGACTTAATGTAATCTACTTAACATTAGAGTTGAGCGAAGAACTTGTTAGTATGCGTGTAGATGCGATGGTAACTGGAATTCCAACTAGAGAGATTTTTAAACAAATCGATGATGTTGAAATGAAGGTTAAAATGATTGGTAAAAAATCTGGGCAGTTCCAGGTTAAGTATATGCCGTCAGGAAAAACAGCCAATGACATTCGCGCTTATTTGAAAGAGTATGAAATTAAAATGGGACGTAAAGTCGACGTATTGTTAGTTGACTATATGGACTTGTTAATGCCATTGAGTAAACGAATTAGTGCTGAAAATTTATTCGTAAAAGACAAATATGTATCGGAAGAATTGCGTAATTTGGCAGTAGAAAAGAATTGCGTGTTTGTAACTGCGGCACAGTTGAATCGCGGTGCTGTCGAAGAAGTTGAGTTTGATCACAGTCATATTTCAGGCGGACTTAGTAAGATCCAGACGGCAGACAATGTGTTTGGTATCTTTACTAGTAGGGCTATGCGTGAGCGCGGACGTTATCAAATACAGCTGATGAAAACCCGTAGTTCAAGCGGTGTTGGTATGAAAATTGACTTGGATTTTAATGTGGATACGCTGAGGATTACAGATTTGTCCGAGGATGATTATAACAACCCAGGACAAAGCGCAGGTAGCACATTGTTGAATAGCATTAAGCAAAAATCAATAATTACGGCAGCTGGTGAAACATACACAGATCCAACCGCAGGTGCGCCTGTACCTAAAGTAACAGCCCATGTAGAAAGCAGTAAATTGCGTGAATTATTGAATAAAATTCCGGGCGATTCGGACGATTTCTAACTAAATACATGCAAGAGTATTTTATATAAATACATAAAGAGAGAACACATATGGCCCAACAAGATATACTACGTAAGTATTTAGATATTCTAAATGAAGCAGAAGTTCCTGCAAAATCTACCCCGGCAGATCCTGCCCAGTTAGATGCACCTCCAGCAGATTCTTCCAAGTCCGATCCGATAGAAACAGCCGCTGGTAAGATTATTAATGCTGTTAAGGATTTTCAAAAATTAATTAGTTCGGTAGCTAGTAAGTTTCCGCAAAATGCTCCAGAGCGTAGAGTTCAAACTAATGGCATGATTGACCCTCCTACATTAGCCGCTATCTATTCACATGGTGGTAAGGGATTAACCGGATCTGCAGAATTACAGAAGAGCTTGAGAACTCCATCGGATTCAGATAGCACTGCAATGAACGAAAATGATATGGGTACTATGGATCAAGCTCCGATGGGCGGCGCAGGCGCTGGAGATTATCAAGCACCTATGACTACTGCTCCAATGTCAGAAACTATACAGGATACATTACGTCGTAAAGCGGCTTTACATGAGGGTTATGCATGTGGTTTGATGGCAGAATCTCATCATAGTTGTACACATCCAGAAGGTTCACACGAACATTTACACTATATGCATGGTTACAGCAAAGGACTTGCTGAATGTACTGGTGTATGGAGTCCGAAAGGCACTTACTAAAATAAAAACCCGCACTAAGCGGGTTTTTTTACGAGTATACTAGTTGTATAGATACAGAGTCTATTATGGCTTTATCGTTACCTGGATATTGTGGGTGCGGACCCACTTGTACACATAATTGAAAAGTAGAACTGTTAAATCCTGTGGTTATTCCCCATGTATCTGTCGCAGATCCGTAGATCATTGAATCGGGTAATCCGCCGGATCCTGTGGCATTATTATTGTAGTAAGTTCCGTTAATTAATGGCTGTACAACATAATCTGTAACCCTACCTAGTCTACGCACACTGATAGCTACACTAAGTCCGATCAAAGTGGTTACTGTAGGAATCGCAAAGTTTGAAAATACTACAGTATCGCCCATGATCGTAACTGCGGCCGTATCGTGTATGCTTATTCTACGTACATTTTTATTCGTAATAATAGGAAAGATTAAATTTACTGTATCTTTATAAGGATCAGTCCAGGTGGTATTAACTCCGTTTGGATCAACATTATAGTTAATAGTAGAGGGTAAAATCCAGTTTGTGGTTTGGGTGCTCATACGTTATTTATAGGTAAATACATAGTAAAGGGACGAATTTGTAGCCCCGTGGATAAGGATTAAAAATGCCAGTACAAATTAAACTAAGAAGAGACACTGCGGCTAATTGGCTGTCAGTAAACCCTGTGCTGAGTGCAGGAGAACCTGGTTTAGAAACTGACACACGTAAGATCAAATATGGTGACGGAGTTAAGACTTGGAGTGCATTAGGATATGCTATTACCCAAGCAGACGCCGGATCATTAACCGGAACAGCTCTTCCAAGTAACATTACAGCCAGTAGTTTAACCAGTGTTGGTGTTCTTACCGATCTTACAGTTACAAACTATATTAACGGAAGTATTACGGGTTCTGCACGACAAGTCGACAACGGATTCTATACTAATAGTTCATTTGTACTTGGCACTACAACTATTGCTGTAAACAGACTTAGTGCCGCTCAGAATTTAACCGGAATTGCTATCGACGGTAATGCCGGAAGTGCCACTAAATTAGCTACAGCAAGAAACATAAACGGTGTGGCATTTGATGGAACTGCTCCGATTACTGTAACTGCCGCAGCCAATACATTGACCGGTGATACTTTAAATTCAGCAATATTAACCAGCAGTTTAACTAGTGTTGGTACATTAATATCAGTTTCAAGTACTGGTATCATTTCAACAACTAATACAACTAACACAAATAACAATAATGCAAGTTCAGGATCTATTACAACCGCTGGCGGGGTTGCAATAGCGAAAGATTTATTTGTGGGTGCAAATGCTTATATTATAGGCAATTTGACAGTCACTGGAAATATCACTGACTCGGCAGGCAACGTTGTGATTAGTGCAGGAAACTTAACAGTCGCAGGTAAAGAAACTGTTGGCGGCGTCAATACTAAATCGTTCTCAATAGCTATGGCAGCGGCTATGGCCTAACGATAAATACAGGATACGGAGAATTAAATGGCAAAGAGTCAAATTAGACAATACGTTTTTACACCAAGTACAAACACTAGCGCACCTTTTAACGGTACGATTAAAATACCCGGCAAATACGATTTAAGCCAACTATTGTTGATTACCAATAGTACTAAGAATGCAATCATTTATAATTTTGCAGATTCTACATATTCTGGAACAACAATTAGTTTTAGTCGTGCAAACGATGCTACAAATTTTCCAACAGCATTAGATAATAGTGACGGCATAACGACTATTACTCTAGTCAGTGTTGATACACAAACTGCAACTACCGGCATGACAGCTGGCGATCAATTGCAGATCCTATATGAAAAACCATATATGGACGTTCGTATGCCAGAAATTGGTACAGATGCTTTTGAACGTACTCGTGTTTCTAATCCGCAATCTATGCTCGACGCTGACTTTGAATACGGACTACAGCCAACCAAATGGTTAACTTATGACTTAATGCGAGGTTATCCAAGTATATATGAAATTCCAGGAACTGACCAATCTGTGTTAACCGTCACAACTGATGCTAGTAATGGTACAGGTGGTTTAGGCGAAAGTTTGATTACTATTACTATTAGCGGTACATTTTCTACTTCTTGGACTGTTGGTACTCCAATTACAGTTAAAGGCTATGCAAATACTGTTACTGGATTTAGTCGTGCTGAAGGAACTTTTTTAATCAACAGTATCTCTACAAGTTCATTGACATATTATGCCAAAGCTAAAGTTGGTACAAACAACGGCGACGTGTTATCTACAATTTATACACAATTACGCCAAGGCGGATTTTACACAGGAGCCAGCGTTGGTACTCCGACATTCTCATACGCTAACCCAGCAACTATAGGATCAAGCTCAAGTGCTACTATTGCCACAGCAACAACAACCTTTACTGGTTCGATAACTGCTGGTACTACCACATTGACAACTGTTAATAGTCCAGGTACACCAACTGCTGGTATGGTGCTGACTGGCGGAAACATTACTCCAGGTACATATATTGTTTCAGGTAGTGGCACAAGTTGGACTGTAAACACATCGCAAACGTCCACAACAACAAGTGCTACATTAACTGGTACTACTACCACATTAACTGCCGCAGGTACTAGTAGTGGACTTGCTGTTGGACAAGCCATTAGCGGTACAGGTATATTAACTGGTACCACTATTATTTCTATTACTACTCCATTCACTGGAGTAGGCGGTAACGGTACATACGCATTAAACACATCACAAACGGTAGCATCTTCGACAGCTATCGTAGGAACAACCGGAAACGCAACAGTCACAGTTACATTTGCAACCAATCACGGATTTGCTCCAGGCGACACTATTATTAATAGCATTTTAAGCGATTCGTTGGGTAATAATAACTCACTAGCTCAAGGCCCATTTTTTGTTGAAACAATTCCAAGTCTAACTAGTTTAACTTTTACAGCTCGTGCAAGCGGAGTACTTTCCGGAACAGTTACAGGATTAGTTTACTCTCGTCCGGATGCATTCTATCAACATAGACCGTTTGACGGCGGTGTTATATTAGGCACCGGCAGTCCAAGTCATGGATCAATGGCTGTGCGTATGAGTAAGAAATATATTCGTTACCAGTCTGGTAAAGCTATTAACTATAATACAGGTGCATTGTTTGCTCCTAACTATGATATACGTGCAGTGCAAGCTTCTGGAACAACCGCAACTGTTATCACACAAGCCACCAACGGTTCAACCTCAGCAGGTTCTACACAAATTACACTAGCAACTGGTGGTAATTTGGCCAGCGTTTTACAAAACATGACGGTTACCGCCGCAGGTATTCCTACAGGAACTTATGTTAGTAACGTTAGCAGTAACGTAATAACTATAAATCAACCTACCAGTGCTATCATTAATACAGCAACAACTTTAACATTTACTCCAGGCATACTTATTACTACTGACGACGTTGACCACGGATGTCAAGTAGGTGCTGTTGTTATCGTTAACGGTGTGACTACTAGCGGTTTTAATGGAACATATACAGTGAGTGCTATTGCCGACGAACGTAGTTTAATTGTTCCGGTTGTTAACACATTAGGTGCTACGACTGGAGCTATCGGTACTCCTTGTATATTAAGCATTTATCAGTGGAACGGTTCCACAGTTCGTGCCGGTACATTTGACGAGCAAAACGGAACATTCTGGCAGTATGATGGTCAAATTATCTCTATTGGACGTCGCAGTTCAACATTCCAACTTGCAGGTAGTGTGTCAATTACTCCAGATTCAAACTTAGTTACTGGTTTAAATAGTCGCTATACTAGCCAATTGATTGCAGGCGATCGTATAATTATTAAAGGTATGACCCATGTGGTTAGCCAAGTAGTTAGCGATACACAACTTTATGTGACTCCAGATTATCGCGGATCAACTTCTGCTACGGGTGTCAAGATTGTTAAGATACAAGACTATATTATTCCTCAAAATAAATGGAACGTAGACCGTGCAGACGGATCTAACAGTGTTTATAATCCAAGC